CGCAAACGCTAAATTTACTTTTGTTCAAACTAGCAAACCTGCCGCTATTAGCGGTGTTGGTACTACAGCAAACGCTATTACTTTTGGTGTCTTTGCTAACGGTAATATTAGCGGTACTGTAGCAGTTAACCAAGGTGGTACAGGGCAGACTACATTTACCTCTAACGGTGTTCTTTTGGGTAACGCTGGTAGTGCGCTTAACGTGACTGCTGCCGGAACTGCAGACCAGGTATTGCGTATTCCAGGTGCTGGAGGTGCGCCTGCGTTTGGTGCCATTGACCTAAGCAAGTCTGCCGCTGTAACTGGTTTGCTATCCCCTACAAATGGCGGAACTGGTGTAAACAACGGTTCTAAAACTATTACCCTTAGCGGTAGCGCGACTATTGGTTCTAACACAGATACTGTTCAATTCACTACTGCAGGTAACACTAACGTAACTTTGCCTACTACTGGTACTTTGCTTACCGCAGCAGGCGCTGTTACTTCTGTAAACGGCTCTGTAGGAGCAGTAAGTAACATAGCAGTAACTAACGCTGCTAACACCTTTACTGGAACTCAAACTGTTCAAGCCGCTGCTACACAGGATTCTGTAAAGGTTGCTGGACGTGCGGGCGGTACCTCAAGCTATGCAGTTACTTTGACTCCAGCAACACTAAACGGTAGCGTCACGCTCACCCTACCTAGCTCACAAGCTGCTCAGGGGTTCACCTTAGCGCGTACTTTGACCGGAACTGTTACAGTAGCCTCGGGTACTGGTACAATTACACATAATATGAATAACCAATATGTTCTTGTTCAGATTTTTGATAACAGTACTAACGCTCTTGTAGATATGGACGTCACATTAGCTACCGCAAATACAGTTACCGTTGCAGCTACCACAGATGCAACATACCGTTACGTAATTATTGGATAATAAATGACTAAAAACATATATACTGATTTAAACGCTACTGGTCGTACAATAACTGCTGGTGGATTAAGCCTTCCTAGTACAACTTCAACCATTACTTTAAACTCTTCAGTTGGAGCATCGGGTCAAGTTCTTACTTCTGCTGGTTCTGGTTCTACCCCTACTTGGACTAACGTTGGATACACGGCTCTTGTAGGAACCCCGTATGCCATTGTTGGAACACAACCATCATTCACAAGCATACCCGCAACCTACAAAAAACTTGTTGTTCAAATAAAGTTTGATAACATAGGAAGTCTTTCTGGAACTTTTTATATGAGCGTAAATTCTAACTCCTCTGTTTCTTACACAACATACACTACTGGCTCATCTAGTGCATCAGTTTCTACAAGCAATACTTCTGGAATTCCTTTAACTACAACGTCAGCTTCACCAACAACAACTAATATATATACAGTTGAAATACCAAACTATACTTCACCAAACCCAACCATGTGGCTTTCTGGTGGAGTTGGAGGTACAACAAATGCGTCAAGATTTGGAGCAGCAAGCACTACATCAGCGATAACTCAAATATCTTTTCAAGCAGCAACTTCCAACAGTTGGACAGGTGCGACAGGAACTATTTGGATTTACGGAGTAAACTAATGAACAGAATAACTGAAGTAAATTGTGAAACTGGAGAAGTAACCGAAAGAGATGAAACTCCAGAAGAAATTGCGGCAAGAGAGCAAGCCGCTCAACAAGAAGCAGAAGCATTAGCCACTAGACAATCTGCTTTAGCAAAACTTCAAGCCCTAGGACTAACAGAAGAAGAAGTTAAGGCTCTACTGGGCTAAATAAACATTTAGAATAGGATTATGCGTTCATATACTCCAGGCGGTCGGTTTGACGCTGACTTTGAATCAGATGCCATCAGCGATGGTATAACCGCCGACCGCACCAACCCTGTGGGTGTTTTGGCTCAATGGTGGACATTTAACTCTAGTTATGTAAATGACCCTATTTATGACGTTGAGCCAATTGGTGTAGGCCGCGTTTGGGATGGGCCTAAGATGGTTCCTGTTGTAGCCGTATCTATCGGTGAAGGTGCTTCGGTACTTAATGAGCGCGGTTTCTACAACGTAGACACCCTACATTTGACCTTTAATATTGATGACGCTTTTGCTGTTGCGCCTGAAATTTTTGATGATAGAGGTTTGGTTAAGTCAAGTATTGACCTAGTGGATAAGTATAGAATTGTATTTAAGAACGAAGTTTACAGGCCAAATAAGACCCAGCCTGCTGGATTAGTAGCTAACCGCCACACCATGATTGTCATGGACTGCACACAGCTGGCACCAGATGAGCTTGTAAACGACGTTCAATTCCTTGCCTACGCACAACCATAGGAGATATAAATGCCAGATATTGGCTCAAAAGTAACACACGTAATCCAGAACCAAACTAAAGACGGTGACTGGAAGAACATGACTAAGCATGAAGGTCTTGCTGAGGCTAAGGCTCACATGGAAAACTACATCCCAAAGAAAAAGCAAGACAGTTACCGTATTAGAACTATTGGTCAAGCTGGCCTTACTAGAGATGTAGACAAAGCACCTGCTGCTAAGAAGGCTGCACCAGTCGCAAAGAAGGCTGCTCCAGTAAAGAAGGCTGCTCCTGCACCTAAGAAGGCTGCCCCAGTTGCTAAGAAAGCTGCTCCTAAGAAGGCTAAGTAATGCCTTTTAAATCTAAGCAACAAGAAAAATGGATGTTTGCTACTAAGCCAGAGATGGCTAAGCAGTGGGCAAAAGAAACCCCTAACCAAAAAACACTACCTAAAAAAGTAAAGAAGAAAAAGAAAAAATGACTATCGACCTACCTTATTACACCGGCTTAATTTTGGCTTTTGGTGCTGTTATTATCCCTGTTGTAGCTATTTTGGCTACCGCATGGTTGAATCTGTGTCGCAAGGGTTCTGATTGCTCTTGCTCTAACGAATCTGAGTGGTAAACATGGCTAAAGAAAAGAAAGTCTGGGACACCCCAGACCCTACTAAAAAAGACAAAAAGCTGTCATCGGCTAAGAAGTCTGCTGCTAAGGCTCGCGCTAAGGCTGCTGGTAGACCTTACCCTAACCTAGTAGACAACATGGCTGCTGCTAAAAAGAAAAAGAAGAAGAAAAATGGCTAAAACACCTGCTTGGGAGCGTAAAGAAGGTAAAAATCCTAATGGCGGCTTAAACGCCAAGGGCCGTGCTTCGGCTAAGGCTCAGGGTCACGACCTTAAGGCCCCTGTTAAATCTGGCGATAACCCTCGCCGTGCATCTTTCCTAGCGCGTATGGCTGGTAACCCAGGACCTGAGCGTAAGCCAAACGGTGAGCCTACACGTCTGCTATTATCATTACAGGCATGGGGAGCATCCTCAAAGGCTGATGCAAAGAAAAAAGCAGCCGCTATGTCAAAGCGTCTTGAATCTAAAAAAGGAAAAAAGTAAATGGCCTTATCTCAAACTTTAAACACTGTCGGTGGAACCGCAGTAAAGCTTAGCCCTACTGTAGATGGTACTTGGGTTGCTGCTACTCTAATTGTGCAAAACAACAGCACTGCTGACACTATTTATTTAGGTACTTCTGCAGTAACTAGCAGCGCTTATGGCTATGTTTTGCCTCCAGGCACTACTAACGTAAAAAACTCAGTTACTATCAGCCTTAATACTTCTGATGTACTTTACGCTGTATCTAGCTCAACTTCTACCCCAGTACCTGTTATAACCTTAAAAAACACATTTACTGCGCAGGTTCCTGCTAGCTAAAAGTGAAACCTAAAAAGCCACAAGCCCTAAATAAAGCCGCTAAAGTGATGCGTAATATAGCATCGGCTGAATTAAATAAGAATATGGGCAAGTTTAAAACCGGACCTAATGCCAATCCTGCCACTAAACGAAGTAAGACAAGATCGGCGGCTAAAGCTAAAGCCGTTGAAGATTTTAAGGAGTAAAAGCAATAATGCCTGAATGTAAGTGCGATAATTGTAAATGTCGAAAGGACCAGCCTAATGGCTAAGAAAACAGCAAAAAAACCTCCTCTAGGTCAGGGTGGCCGCTTTAAGGCCATTGAAAAAAAGGCTGAGAAGTCTGGTGCAAGTAATCCCGCTGCGGTCGCCGCTGCTGCCGGTATCAAAAAGTACGGCGAAAAGAAAATGGTAAAGCTTGAGCAAAAAGGCAAGCGCGACGCTAAGAAAGGCAAATAACCATGGCTAAGAAGATGGAAAAGTGCGGCAAGTGTGCCGGATGTAAAAAGGGCACTATGTGCACTAAGGAGTGGACCAATTCTAAGGCAGATAAAATTGCCGATAAGAAGATGGAAAAGGGTATGACCTCTGCTCAGAAGAAGGCCTTTGAAAAGGGCGACAAGAAGATGGATGCTAAGAAGCCATCTAAGGCTGCTGACATGAAGATGGACAAGGCTCTAGCCGCTAAGGTTAAGAAGACTGTCCCAGCTAAGAAAAAGAAGTAAATAAAAAAGTTTAGCCCCCCGCAAGGGGGGTTTTCTTTTATCCTAGAAGTAGCCCTATGCTGGGGCTGATGTAAATTTGCGCTGTATATTGCTACTCCAATGGAGACTATGATGTCAGGTATTGACAAGGACCCTAAGTCCAAGGTATCTAAGCCTTCGGACAAGAAGTTTTTTCTAGGTTTTACAGACGCATACCCAATTCATACTGTCCCAATGTTTATAGCAATATTAAGTAACGCGGTGCGGCGCAAAAAATGAATATAGAATTTAAAGCTTCCGCAGCTAAATCATTAAAAAATGTTAGCTCTGAGTTAACCGTGCTTCTAAAAGAGGACGCTGTTCGCGCTAACTGGCCTACCTACATAGTTAATAAGCTAAAAGTAGCAATTCAAGATTTAAATATAGTCATCTATTACCCTATAAAGTTTGCCGATGAGGTTGAAAACCTGGAATATGGCACACAAAGTGACTCTCCTCAATCTATATTTAGGATGTTTATCACTAAACACGGTGACGCTATCTCTGAAAATATGGCTGAATGGTCTGTTGACTACTTAGTAGGGCAGGACTTAATACCATGAGTTTTATATTAAGTGAAGATTTGGCCCTTAAAACCCTACTTACGGGCATTGTAGTTGCTGATGAAAAGAACACCAATCGCCCTGTAGGCGTATGGTTTGCTAACCCAGACCTAGAGTCTAGAGACCAAAGCTACCCTTATATTACTATTGAGCTACTGGATTTTGACCCAGCTACTTACCGCCAACAGTCTGGGTTATTCCAGGATAACGACGTTCAGGGAACCATTGCCCCCAGTGGAAATACCTCTTATACGTACGAAATACCTATTGCTTGGGACTTGGTATATCAAATTACCACCTATTCTCGCCACCCTAGGCATGATAGGACTATTATTGCTTATCTTTTAAACAAGGTTTTTATATCAAAACGCGGTTATTTGGCTGTTCCTAATGATTTAGGCACCGAGACATCTTATCGCCATTTGATATTAGAAGAGTTCACAAAACGTGATACCATAGAAAATAACCGTAGGTTATTTAGAAATGTATTCACCGTGACAGTAAGCAGCGAAGGTACTGTGGCTTCATACACATCTACACCAAGCATAGTATCTACCGTAAATATTAATAAAAAAACAACATCCGATATCCCACCTGGACAACAACCTATTTAATATTTGTTTAACCTCAACTAAACCCAAGGAGAAAATCTTATGGCGACATACAACCGCCCTGGAGTATACCTAGAAGAAGTACCGTCTTCCGCAGCGCTATCCTCTACCCCTACTGCTACAGTAGCCACTTTCATTGGCGCTTTTGCAAAGGGACCCACTACCACTACTCTAATAACCTCATGGAATCAATTTGTTTCTTTGTACGGTGACATTGTATACAACACTGCAGATACTGACGGCGCTATTGCTGTTTATCTATTTTTCTCAAACGGAGGAAGCCAGTGTTACGTAAAGCGCGTAGCAGCTTCGGATGCAGTCGCTTCTACTGTCGCTATTAAGGGAAACGCTACAGTTGCTATTGCTACTGGCTCTACTGTTGCGCAAAGCGGAACCTCAACTACCTACACCAGTGCCGCTCACGGTCTAAAGGTTGGTCAGACTGTAGTGGTTTCAGGAGTTATAGCTTCTACTGCAACCCCTACTAACGTTTATCAGGGTACTTTCGTAGTAACTGCTGTCCCTAGTACAACTACCTTTACCGTCACAAATGCTTCTGCTCCTGCTACTGCTGTTGCAATTACAACTGCTGGTACAGTTACATCTCAAAGCAGCACCACAGAGCTTACTCTTACTGCTAAAAACCCTGGTGCTTGGAGCAACGGACTTTACTACGAAATCTCAAGCTCAACATCAAGCACCACATACCCAGGTAAGTACTTTAACTTGGCTATCTACTCTGGCGGTACCACTTCTGGTTACATTGTAGAGCGTTTTAGCGACCTTACTTTACTGTCTTCAGAGCCGTCTTATGCACCTACTATTATTAACGCCTCATCTAATTATGTAGTTGCTACTGATTCAAACGCAGCAAACCACACTCCAGCTAACTTTGCTAACACAAACACTCCTGTAACAACTGCTCTTGTTGCTGTAAGCGCCGTGGGTGGAAATGGTGGTACATCAGGTACAACCGTTACCCTCACCGGAACTATCCCAACAGTTAGCGTTGGAATGGCTGTAATTGGTAAGGGTATTACAAGTGGAACTACTGTAACTGCGTTCAGCAGCCCTACAGTAACTCTAAGCTCTGCTATGGCTGTAGCTGATGGAACCTCAATTACATTTGTAAACTCAGCGCTTACTGGCGGAACTGATGGCGCATCACCTGTAAGTGATACTAACGTTGCTAGTGCTGTTTCAAGTTTGGACGCAATTGCGCAGCCTATTTTGCTAAATGCTCCTGGTATTACAGATGCTACTAACGTTAACACACTTCTTTCATACGCTTATAACCGCGGAGATGTGTTTGTAATTATTGACCCTACAAAGTCTACTTCTGACGTTACAAGCCAGCTTACTTTAACTAACTCATACACTGGTGGCTCATCCGGTTCTGCGGCACAAGGATTTGGTGCGGTTTACTTCCCTAACCTAACTATTCCAAACCCTACATCTAGCGCACCTGGTTCAACTATTACTGCTTACCCAGGTGGAGCAATTGCGGCTAAGTACGCGACTACTGATGCATCTCGTGGCGTATTTAAGTCACCTGCTGGCCTAGAAGCTCGCCTATCTGGAGTTGTGTCAGTTACTTCTCTAACTAACACAGAGCTAGATTACCTAAACAATGGAACATCAAGCCCTGATACATTTGCTAAGGCTACTCCAGTAAACGCTATTCGCTACATCCCAGGTTCTGGAATTGTGGTAATGGGTGCGCGTACATTGAGCAGCACTTACAACAACCGTTATATCTCAGTACGTAGAAGCCTTATTTACTTACGTAAGGTTCTTACTGATTCAACTGCATTTGCTCTATTTGAGTCAAACGACGAACGTCTATGGAACCGTCTACAGACTACTTGTGAAGCAATCCTTATTAACTTCTGGCAATCTGGAGGTCTAAAGGGAACTACAGCGTTGGACGCTTTCTATGTTAAAGCAGACAGCTCTATCAACACCGTATCCAGCGTTGCTGCTGGTGAGGTTCACCTAGAAATCGGTGTAGCCCTTCAGCGCCCTGCTGAATTTGTGGTAATCCGTATTAGCCAGTACGACAGTGGTTCTGTTGTAACAATCCTGTAGGAGGAAATATAAATGGCAACTAGCGCAATTTCACGCTTTTCAAAACTAGCTACTGACCCTTTAAGAAATTTTAGGTTCCTGGTTGATTTCCGCGTAACCGGGGATACTGGTGTTCCTGGGTCAGCTGCTCCTGGTAAAGACAGCTTCTTGAAGTTTAAGGGCGGATTTACATCTGTATCAGGACTTAGCATGACTGTAGACGCAATCAGCTATCGTGAAGGCGGCATGAACACCTCCCTGCACATGTTGCCTGGTCGCGTAACTTTTCAGCCAATTACTTTAAGTCGCGGTGTAGTGCTTGGTCAAAAAGAAGGCATTAACTGGTTTAAGCAGCTATTTGCTGCTGCTTCTGGTGAAGGTATTGCGGGAATTGATGGCTCGTCTTTCCGCTGTGACCTAGACATTTATGTCTTAGACCACCCAGTTACCGGTGCTCCAGCTATTAGCGCATCAGACATTATTAGCAAGTCTGCGTACAAGATGAAGTTTACTGTGCACAATGCTTGGATTACTGGACTACAGTATTCAGATTTGAGCGCATCTGATAACTCATTGATGTACGAAACCATGACACTAGTACATGAAGGACTGTCAATTCAGCTAGCTGACTTTGGTTCAAACGTATCTACTACACTTACATAATTTAATAATTAAAATCTGATAAAATATTTATAACT